AATGTATTGCCCCAACCAATTGGACCCAGCCAGTCTGACTGTGCTGTAGGCAGCATTAGCGGTGCTTGATCTGCTCTATTATATGCCCCTGTAACTTCTTGAACAATGGCAGTTTTATTATCACTTAGTTTATAGGTTACTCCAAAAATCGCTGGTTCTTCTAAAGAAGAATCATACCAAAGTTCATTGTTTTGATATACCTTTAATATTTTACGAGTTCTTGGCTTTACTGGCGCATAATCTGTATTAAGACCAGTATGTTCTATTGTTTCAGTTTTATAATAAAATCCAGCAGTAATAGCGTCAATTATTAGTCTTGCTGTTAGTTCTCTTTGAGTAATTTCTGCTATTTCTGTTGCTGTTGTGCCAAGGCTTGCTGGGTCAACATACGGCCTTGTAATTTCAAGCATATCTTCTACAACAATGTCTCCATCAGCCTCTTGAATTCTTAATGCATAAACTTTGTCATACAAATGCCAATTATCTGTTTCAAATGTATAGTTTATTTTTTTCCCTGATGTTGACGTTATTGTTTCTTCTAACATAACTATGTCTCTATCTTCATCTTCAATAATCAAATCATACGCTGTAGATGCTGCTGGAACATCGTATGAAATGCTTAACGGGTAGGGTGGAAGACGAAGTATTTTCATTTATTTTTGCCGTAGTATTTTGCTAATTCAACAGCACTAACCTCTCGTACCGACTTTGATTGTAGATAAACATCTAAATTTTCTTTATCAATAACTGTAAATCCCTGATCAATATGACCATAGCCTTCAAAATATAAGTTTTTGTCAGAATAAATTACTGTCTGACTTTCAACATCAGATTTTACTGTTACCTTTTTTGCTGTATTTGCCATTGTTACTCCTTAATCGTACCTTAATTATAGCAGATTGTTAAAAAGGGCAGAGGAAAGATCCCCTGCCCTAATTAATTGCTTAGTGATTAGGAAGCAGCAATGTCCTTATAGGCAATTGCATCTTCTTCTTCAATCTGGATACCGAAACGGACAAATACTGTATATTCGATAGTATCTTTCTTTGGTTGATACTGACGATTTACAGTGATGTCTCGTTGGAAGCCCCAGATACGGTTTGCTGGGAATGTCAAATCGACATAATCTGCTGGATAGTAAGGAACTTCCATTACGTCAATGCCGAGTACGCGAGTGGTACGAGCATCTCCGACAACTTGTCCCGAACCATCAAGATATGCTTGACGATTTGCTTGTGTGCTACCAATGCGGCTTGAGAAAGCCTCAGAAATAGCGTCTGCAAGAGTACCGTTGTTACGAACAATGCTTTGAAACACATCTGTACCTGCATAGAACTTAAGATTTTGCTTAAGTGCACGATACTTACGTGGCATTGCATTGATGATATTCTGCATAACTGGTGTTGTCCAGTTATCTGATACAACCGCTGGAAGCACAGAATCATGTGCATCTCCATTGGATGTAATCTTGTGATAGAAACCTTCCATAATTGAAAGGAAGTTTCCTGTTGAACCATCTCCGTTGATAGCCAAATCTTCGATATCATTACCGAATGCATTGGTCATCAAGCGAACAAGATGATCTTCAAGTGCTGCGCCTTCAACGTTATCTTCAAGCGCTTCTGTAGTAACTTCCCAATCAAGACGAATCTTCTTGGTTGTAAGTTCTACCTTTGTAAATTGTGCACCAGTGTTGGTGTAATCACCATCACCTTGAGCAGCAGCGCGAAGAACACGCTCACCAACGTTAACTTTTTCAAGTTCCATTGTGTTGGCTCGCATAGTAACTCTACGGCCATCTTTAGCGAGAACTGTAGCATCCCAGACATAATCAATAAATTGACGTGCCTGTTCTGGTCTCAGAATTCCACTAGCGGTAGATCCCGAAGGATTTACAGCGTTTGCACCAGTTGTTACACCTAATTGTGCGGTTGGGATGTTACCCAAAGTGCTTGCACCTGGGGTTGAAACACCACCGATTCCACCAGAAGCAAAGCCACCATCCGCGTTAAATAAACCCGAGTCTGATGCGCCACCGCTACCTGGTTGATTCTTAATAATTTCTTCTGACATATTGTTCACCTCCTAGTGAATTTCCTTATTTAAATAGGTCAGTTGCGAGGAAACGACCACCCCATAAGGATTTCTGAACCATTTCTGGCTCCTGTACGATCTCGCCTAGATCGCCAGACTTGCGGAAAGCAGTATCTTGCTCTACAGCGTCTACTCTCTTTCCAAACTCAGCATTACTTTCTTTGACGCTCTTAACCTCTTTAGATACGTCTGTAATGGACTTGCTTAATTCAGCAACTTGAGCCTGGACCACTTTCATGGTCTCTTCATTCAAGGACTTAATGGTTGCTGCTAGATCGCCAAAGGCACTCGCAAGAGTTTCTTTAATTTCGGCAACTGCATTGACTACTACCTCGTCAGATTTTGCAATCTCTTCCGACTTGGCAAGTTCAGTCTCAACAACTGCTTCGGTTGCTTCGGTTGTTTCAGCAACAGGTGCTTCTTCAACTTCAACACTCTTGGTAACAGTATCAACATCTGTTGCCTCTGGAGCGACCTCAACATCTTCAACAACTGCTGTTGTTTCGTTTGTCATAGGACTTACCTCCTTTTGAATCTCAGTTGTACTAATACCTTTGGCACTATCAACTAAGAACTTTATCATGTCTGTTTTTTCATTGTCACTTTTTTCAACAAAACCTATATTTTTCATTGGTTGACCAGAAGTTGGACTAACTTCTGTTTCATTATCAGAAACCATTACAAGTCCTGATTCCTTATCCCAAAACACATTTTCTACAACAATATCTGCTGCAGATCCTTTAAGAACATCTATCCCGTCAACCTTTTCAATAGAAATAATGCTTGCAAATTGATTTGCTGGATTATCAACAAGCGATAGTTCTACAAGATCATAATCTTTAATAATTCTAATTGGCTTATCCATTTTCTCGTCATAGCCATCGTCCCACTTGTTCATTTTTCCGCCAATTGAAAAACCTGTGTATGTTCCATCCAATACTTTCTCCCACGCATTTTGTGCGCCTTTTGATACATATGCAGAAACAAAAACACCAGAATAAAACTTCTTTGTGTCTGGATCAAAATACTTATCTTCTTTAAATGCAACCATTTTGCCTACAGCAGAAGGTTGATGCATTTCACGAATGTTCCCTCTAAATTTAGAAAAAGCCTTTAAACTAGCATCGGTTGTGACAATATCGTTTTGTCTGTCAAGATTGTCAAGTGTCGCAAAACCTGATACAACTCTGCGTTCCTTGTCAACCTTGGCAAAAGGCATTGACAACCTTACGTTGTCTCCTTCTGTTGACCAATGGGCTTTATTAATGATACTCATATCACATCCATTATATCAACTATTTTAGTAGTTTGTTGATATTATGTGGAAGACCTGCCCTCTCCCTGTGGATTTCTTCCAGAAATTGTGGAAGTAGAGTCTGAATTATTATTTGTTCTTTCAGAATCTCTTTCTCTATTTCCAGCAGTATTTGCTCTAGCATCTGTTGCCTGTCTTGCGGACATCTCAAACGGAGCATCGCCATCTGGTCTTTGTGGCAAACCAATAACTTCTCTAGCCTCGTTTGGCATCATAACTTGAGTCTTTACATAGCGTTCAAGAATCTGAGACTGTGCAATTTCATCAGTAAGAGTAAGTTCATTGAATTTAAGTTCAAGAATATCTGTTTTTTCACGAACAACTTTATTAATAAGTTTTTCTAGTTCTTGTTGTGCTGGTCTAGCAACCTGCTCTTTAAATGTTCTATCTTGTGCTAACGCAGCAGCAATTGATCCACTATCTGCCCCGCCAAGTTTAGAAATAGGAACTTGATGAGCAATCAAAATATCATCACGATTTCTAATTCTGTATTCATTAAACGAAGCCTCTTGAATACCATTTTCAATTGGATCCATTTTAAACTCAACTTTATTATTTTCGCTGTCTCCAGGAAGTGGAATATAAAGTGTTCTATGTGATTGAGACTTTAATCCAGTCTGCAAGAATCTAAACATTTTGTCTTCTGCATCAGCAGACAACTTTGCACCCTTAAGTGTAATAATATATCTTGGAACAGCCTTGTTTTCAAAATAATCAATGTTGTATTGTGTTGCTAATTGATCTCCAACAAGTGCTGGCAATGCAGCAATAATATCTGGTACGCCATAGTATGTATTTAATGGTGAGTATTGTTTAAAATGAATAATTTCATTTGGCCTACGATCAGTTGTAATTGGATTTACGTTCTTTGCCCCAAAATTTTTAAAATAAATTACAGATGGTCCAATGATTTGAACATAGCCATCTCTTAATCTACGAACACGAATTGTAGTTGCAGGAATGTGCCCAATATATCCAATTTCGCCAGTTACTGTGCGACCAATTTCCATATAACCATTACCAGTTGCTTGCATATCTACATAAATTTTTTCCATTGTTTTTGTAAAACTATCGTCATCGTTTAGGCTTTCTAGCCAGTCTTTCATTTCAATCTTTGCACGTTCAATACGTTTTCTTGCTCTACCCAATGCAGTTTCGTCTTCAACATTTTCAAGTTTAAGCATTGTACGTGAACCAACAACAAAATCATATCCAAGACCAACAACGTTTTCTACCTTAGCATCAATGGCTGCGTGATTGGCAAAAGAAGTATCATAATAATTTGCTAATTCATAAAGATT